CCTACCCTATTGCTAACATTATTTAACTGCCTGCGTCTAAACAGATTAGGATACCCCAAATGTCGTAGCTCAGTAATCGTAGTCAAACCATGATTGTTAGACTCAACACAACACAAAGCGTCTCGATACCACAAACCTACTGCCAAAACCTCTTCCGCAAGCAAATCAGGTGCAATATGGCCATGCCAAATAGCTACTTGCTCGCCAGTTCCAACACAAAGCACTTGAATACACGAATAATCACCATGTTTTAACCCCTCTGCCGTATCTACTCCCATAACATAAGCACTCATAGGGTCAGGATGTTCCCAAACTTCCAAACTCATACTCCGCACATCCCTTCACACTCATTATCAAACAAAGACGGCTGTTTAGTTCGCATTCTAGAAGCAAAATCAACTGTTTCTAAAGGCTCACAGCTAGGATGTAAAAAAACTTTACCATCAAATTTAGTTTCAAGCTTAACTTGCATCTTTTTTTCAAAATCTACAGCTTCCATAAACTCATCGTAATGATTTTCTTTCAAATTAAGCCATTCACTGTTGTCATGATAAGGACATCCAATACACGCACTACGTTTAGGCAACTCGTACCCTTTATCAGCCATCCAATTCAAACAATCTTGGCGAGACATACCTAAATCAAGCAAAGGAAACTTAGCAAAAATATAGGGTTTATGATTATCTTTAGCCCTTTGCACCTCATCAGTACTAATTCCCATTAACTGATGCACTATTCCGTACTTCCTAGCGTACCTTTGTTTATATTTCAAACCCATAATTTCTCGTATTCTACGCTCTACAGGCAAAATTTTATACTCGCTAGTACATTGCCTACGCATAATACTTCTTTTCCCATCAACATCTAACGTATGAAACGGTATTGCAGCAAAACGATCATTTTTCAAAGCATCCTCTTTGATACTTCCAGTAGTATTTTTGCTATACGATTGAACTCTATGAAATTGTATACCTGACTTTTTAATTAAAGGTTTTAATTTTTCTAGATAGCTATACACATGCTTTGGTTCCCACCCAGTATCAGAAAAAATACAATGTTCTATAGGCTTTATTTCCCCATGAATAGCCATTAACAAAACAGCACTACTCTGAACACCAGCTCCTAAAGAAAGAATACGAATAACTCGATTTTCATTCATACTCTAAATTCCACATGTTTATTGTTACGCCACATATAACCTTCCTCACCATAAGTAGTGTTTCTAGCCATTTCCTCTAATATGGCTAAATCAAACACAGGATTACCTGACTTAACAAACGCTTCTTCAGGTGTCGTAGGATATTCTTGTGCTAGTTGCCAAGGCAACATGCTTTCTATCTTTTCTTGATACCAAGAGTCTCCCCGATCTTCAGTCGCCGACCAAGGGAAAAACATAGGCGCAAACTTGTTTGCACCAGTAGAAGCACCAACCCACAACTGATGATAAAAATTCCCGCTACCATTCGCAGTGGACAAACCAATAATGCGACCACCAATATCAGCAACAGGTTCAATAGAGGCCCAAGCTTCTTCAGGATTAGGGAGAAAAGCCCATTCATCCACCACAATAAGCGATGCTGACTCACCACGAGCTGGGTCAGACGCAGATGGCATTGATGTAATAAGCGAGCCATTATCAAACCCCATTCTTTGTTGATGTTCCATTAAGGACTTAGGTCCACGTTCAAGCATCCAATCAGGTAAATGCTTAAAACCATATTTCGTCTTTCTTAACAATAGCACAGCTTCACGTTCAGTTCTAGACAAATCAATGATGTTCTGATCTGCATGAAAAAACGCCAACCAGAACTGATGAGCAGCTACAAGCGTAGACCACCCAATCTGCCTGGCTTTCAACGTTAACGAATACCTGTGTTCTTGCCAATGCTCCAACGCTTCAGCTTGAGCTGAACGCAAATCAAACAAAATACGGCCATGAGCAGGATGTGCTATATTCCAATAGTTTTCAAGAAAGTAACGTTCATTCTTACAACACTTTCTCCACTCTGCTTCTTTCTTCAATTCTGATAGAGTGTATGACATGTTAAATAATCATTTCTGGTATATACCAAACGCTTTAGATACAAACGAGATAGAACACATTCGATTAGAAGGTGACTCTCTCATTAAACTTTATTCGTCCCAAGCATACCATCACGGTGACGCTTATAGGTCATCAAAGATAACTTGGATTGACGATACTTTAACAAACGAATGTATAGCCAACATAATTGAAGACTCCAACGTTCAAGCAGGCTGGTTATTTTCCTTAATACGGCCCGAAAAAACCCAATATACGGTATACAAGAAAGGAGACGAATACGATTGGCACGTAGACGGTTTCCAAGACAGGTATGCAGCAAAGCAACTCGTTTCAGAACCTTTAACACCAATGCCACTAGACAAGACCACAAACCCGCTGTTAGCAGGTCTCGTAAGAAAATTATCTGTAAGTGTAAACCTGAGTTCCCCAGACGATTACGAAGGCGGAACCTTAGAGTTACGTTTCCAAAATCAACTACACGCATTTGAGTCACCACCACAAGGTTCAGCAATAGTATTCCCTAGCTTCATAGAACACAGAGTACGCCCAGTAATCAAAGGCACACGCAAATCCGCAGTAATGTGGTACAACGGACCGCCCATCTCCTAACAATCCAACTGGCTGTACTGGCGTTCATAGAAACCCCATTGCAACTCAGTCAACTTATCCAAATCAACATCCTCTATTGATTCCCAAAACATGTCACACTCATTGTCTAACACATCGCCATCACCGCCTGAGCAATCAGGCGCAAACATAAAAATAGAAAAAATAGCAGTAACTAAACCAGCTATATTCCTACCTATTTTTGTTAGCGAACGACTTACCTTAGTAGTAGCCTCCGCAAATTCCTCTAAATCCTCTAACAATTAGCTCCCCAAGCACTATTTCAATCTTCCATTATTACCATGACCATTTCTGGCCCTATTTCCCTTAGATTCCTCTACAACCAAGCCCCCATTCTTAGTGTGTGACAAATCTTTCCCAGTTAAAACCATTCCCATACGTTTAGCCTTACGCCTAGCAGTAGACAACTCAGAACGTTTCTTACGCTGTTCAGGGCGCTTATTGTACTCCCTATCATACGCTAACTTCTTAGCGTATGACTCAGGACTCTTACGATACGCTTTCGCTGAACTACCAGGATTACTACTCGTAGGAGAAGCCATTACCACTTAACCTTGTCAGCCCAATAAGCAGCAGAACAAACACCTTTCTGAATGTTGCTACGATGCCTAGCCTTAAACGACTTACGCCTAGCCATTTCTTTCTTACTCTTAGGATTCTTACCAGCACCTCGAACACCCTGCTGACCAAAACGTATAACTTTGCCACCAGAACAACCATCTCCCTTAGCCAACACAACATGCGACTTTGTAGGATGATTTGGCGTACGCTTAGGTTTGTTATACCCTGACAAACCTAATCTTTTCAAACGAGGGTCACGTTTAGACATAATTAACTCCTAGCATTCTTAGAGGCTTTCTTAGCCGCTTTTGTATTAGACACATACTGTTTACCACTTCTAGAACCTTGCTTCTTCTTACGATTAGTAGCGGCTTTCTGAGCAGGACTCAAATTCTTCCAAGCAGAATCAGGCAAATACCTAACAGTACCACCAGCACGCATAGCCTTCTTCCCATCAGAAGTACGCCACTTTTGCCTAGTCCATTTATCAAGACTTTCTTGAGGTTTAGCTTTACCAGCCATTAATTCTTATACCCTCCACCCTTAGCTTTGTATTGCCTAGCAAGCATCTGCGCCTTACGAGCAGACCACTGACCAGGTTTACCGCCTTTACTACCAGCTTTAATTTGATTAAACAAACGCTTACGCATAGCAGGTTTCGTATAATTACCAGATTCATTAACTCTTGACTTAGCCATTATTGACAACTTTCACATATCTCAGGGTTTTCCAACCCACATTCCAATACTTCATCATCATTATCACCTATAGAGTCCCAATCGTCAACAAAAAAATCAGACATCCAACCCCTCCATCAACGACTCCAACTCAGCATGCAACTCAGAATCAGACAAACCAGAAACCTCACGGTCATCATCCAACACCAAACGGCGCTTAGGAGTAAACTTCTCAATGTATTGCAAATACAACGAAGCAGCCTTAACATCACCAGTCACAGCAGCAGCGTGCAACGCATCTATTACGCTCTGTGTCCTTTCTGGGTGGACATTTAACTCAGCAGCCCTACGGTCCCACTCTCGAATAAATCTAGAGTCATTTTTCCACCGCCGAACAGTACGCTCATTAACATCATTTTGTATAGCCCACTCACGAGTAGTAGCAGGCTCACGACCTTCCGACAACAACCAATCCAGATACGCTTTCCACTTATCTGGCATGACTTGTTCCCCTGTCTCAGGGTCTGTCTTCCAACCTTTGCCTCCACCGTTTTGTGGCATAATGACAACCTCCTATATTAAAAGTTTTTTTGTCCCAAAGTGGGACATTCGTAAGTATTAGTAGGAGAAGGTGGGAGTAAGAAGTTGCCCCACAACTTCTTACTCCCACCTTCCCTCCCCATCGTACTAGTACTGTATAACTATCACAACCTGTTTTCTTAAAAAGACGTACGTTATACAGAGAACGAGCACAAGACCAGGTACAACCCCCTCCCCCTTCGTTTCGAATACCAGTGTCCAAACACATAACAAGACCGAGTTTTATTTTTTGCACGCATCGGATATTGATATCTATACATAAGTATGGTCGGACGGCCCACCCCCCCTAGGGGTCCGACCCGTCGGGATCGTGGGCGGCACGGTGCTAGCGTTGGCGGGTCGGGAGTAGGGAGACGTAACCGTTTCTGAACGGCTTACGTCAATGGCAGGGTGCTTATGTAATATTACATAAGGAACGGTCATATTTTTACGGGAGAAAGACAAATTCGGCTAATGAATTACGTCATTGGTGGATTGACATGATATGCTTTTAGTAATGGCAAGTAGCCAGAAATTTAAGCCCACCATAGGACGGTGGGAGAAAGGGACATATGTCCAAAACAACAAAGGGTCAAGATCAGAGCGTCACTGATCTTGAGGTAAACAAAGAGGCGGAAATTCCGTCCATGCAAGACACAATCAAAGCAGAAGCGATTGAGAAAGCAAGTCAATGGGTATCCGTTCACGGTGATAAAACCCAATCCGCTTTTGATGACATTAAGTCTGTAATGATTGAGGCATACGAACAATATGGAGAGATCAAGAAAGACTACGATCTCTTTCATAACACGTTCAGCGATAACCTAGGCAAGTTGCAATCAATAGCTAGCATCTTCGTCCATGGCAACATGGCATCATTGTCCAAATGGGAAGAGGCTATAGCAATCCTTGATGAAAAGGGAATTGCTCATGATGGAATGCCAAAGGTAACACCGTCTCAAATGACTAGAAACGGTGCGCTATTACTTGAGGTAGCTAACTCAGATTTAGCAGCCGATATTGTTGCTGAATCTAATGCCAATGGAGATTCAACGAAGAATACTCTCAACAAGATAGCCAAGGCGCACGGTGTAGAGGTTAGGGCAACTCAGACAAAGCCAGAAAGTGCTAGGAAGAAAGCTGAGAAAGCTATCCTTAAAGAATTTGGGAAGCTTACAGATGCTGATACCAAAGCAATCTTGCGTGTGTTAGTTAAGAAATATCCAAACATTATTAAAATGGTTGGCTAATAGCTGATAGCTGAGGCGCTAGGTCTTCGGACCTAGCGCCTCTTTTATTTTTGCCACTTATGCAATCTTGCGTAAGTGGCTATTTCTATTTTTCTATGACCACTGGAATGACGTTCCTATGCTTGGAACAAGACCGTTCCACGCTGATAGTGGTAGATTGATGTTCGCTTTTTCGTTTTCTATCGCCACTGGATTTTACTAGTGTGCCTGGTTTTTGCTGATTAAAAATTTTTACTGTTCTAATGATAGATTTTGCTATCATTGGAACAACGATTTTTAGCACTCTATTGCCACTGGATTTTAGTACTGTGCTTATCCAAGATTGTTTAAGCACCCTGTCGAATCGGCAGCGCCGATAGTGATAGTGGACAGCACCCTGCTGACTGGATTTTTCGTAGAGTGATGGTCGGGTTTGTTATACATGATGACTGTGCTTGTGTAAGATTGTATAACGAGGGTGCTGATAGTGGTTGATAGTGGGAGGACCGTGCTGACCGTTTCGCTGGTGAAGCTAGGGTCGTTGTTTGGAACCATGATCCTGGTAGGGGTGGAAGAAGTAGGGTCGGATTTCTTGTTTTGTGAGAGATACTTGCCCAATGCGTTTGGTCATTGGTGGGTTTATATGCTATACTTGTATTAGCGACTTGAGGAGTCGGTTTATACCATTCTCAGCGCTCTGCTTATGCAACATTACATAGCATGGGTACTACTACAACACTAAGGAGGTTGTTATGATGTTCCAACTATTCCATAGGGAACACAATGGCATTCCTCAAGCTGTTGAGTCAGAGATCAAAGCGTTACACGCTGAGGTTACCAAAGACATCTTTGCTGATGTTCGCCGTAACAATATCAGATATGTAATTGCTATTGAGGTCTTTGATGATGGCAGTTTGGGTATGGCTAGAATTAAATTATCAGATGGGCGAGAGCAGACTGTCGATTGCTCTTGTGCATCAACATATGGCTTCACGCTAGGTAAAGCGAGATTCTGGAGCATACAGGAGTCGCATGCTCGTGCTGCTCGTGGCGCTTGGTAGTGAGCTTATGCAAGATTACCTAAGAAAGGAGGTAACGCTATGGTCAATATGTTAGACGCATATGACAAGAACGGTGAGTTTAGTTCTCTGTTAGCGATGGAAACGCTATTTGATGAGATAAAAGCTCTCCGTAAACAACATGAGGAAGACCAAATGCGTATCCGTGTTTTACGGTATGCGTATGCAACGCAGAAGCTGCTTGCAGAGAGAGAAGGTGAAGCGTAATGCTAACTAGATTCTTGATAAACGTGTTCTTCACTGCCTGTATCGTAGGTATGCCCGCACTTGTGTGGTGTGTCTGGAGGTATGGGGCTGTGGAGGTCATGCGATATTTCGGTTTACATTCAGATGAGAAGGGAGGTGAGTAATGTATACCTTGACAATATTGGATTTGCAGGGTGGAGGTATGGGCACAAATGGTGTCCATGCACAATTCCCTACCCTGGCAGAGACACAACATGCTTTGAATACTTGGATAGATGAAGTAGGGAAGCATTTACCAATTCAATACAGCGGATATAAGTATTCGTGGTTTATTAAAGACCCACAAGGAAAGGAAATAATATAATGCAAATGAAAAATGGTAGACCAATCGTCAGGATTGAGCTTACCCGTGTCAGAGAAGACAGATGGGAAGGTGTAGTTCTGTGCTATTGGGGAAACATAGACCCAGACGAGTATGTTACTTGGAGGGTCGCATGTGGTGACGACATGTTGCTTGATGCAGCGTGGGGTAACTACATTGTCGGACTTGGCGAAGCTAACGATGACTTCAATAGGAGGTCTAAGGAATTTATTAGACCTATACACAAGAAAGCAATAATAAAGGAGGGTATCGATGCCTGATGAATGGGAGATGATAGGGTTCTGCCCTGTAGATTCAGGGCAGATTATGCTCGTTGACCCATGCTATGTACTAGCAGATAACAACACTAAGGATGAAAAGCTTAATCAATTCTACCGTGACATATGTGAGGTCACGTTGAGTAGCGAACAAGCAGGTCCGTGGGAATTAGGTTGTGCTACCAGTACTGGGTGGGGTGATGGAAGCTATCCTGTGTATGTCAAGAGGGAGGGCGGTAGAGTCGCTGAGGTCCGTATCGTATTCATGTCGTGACTGAAGTTAACTTTACAGTAGAGACTCTTGATGACATATGGGAAGACATCTGTGTCGGGTGTGCTCAAGATACTTCGTTCGGTAGCGGTAGGTTCGTAAACCGCATAGGTGCTGACGGCGTAGCTTGGTGCTATGAGATAGATGATTATATAGAAGTAGATGGTTGGTTATGTTGGGAGTGCAGAGAAATGGACTGCGACTTCTGCAACAACACGACCTTAGAGCCTCAGATAATAAACGCATCGGGTGAACTGATGTGCGAGGAGTGTGATGAGAAGTTCATCGCACATTATACAGAAAATGGGTATATCCCAGAAAGGATAAGTAATGGCAATTAACTATGATGATGCAGGGAAGCGGGTGGAGTTTATTCACTCGTCTGACCCCTACACCAAGCTCCAGAAAGGAGACCTGGGTACTATCAAGTTTGAGATAGAGAATGACTTTACATGGTCTGTCTCTGTTGATTGGGACTGCGGGTCTAGTCTGAGCATGCTACCTCTTGAAGGTGACAGCTACAGGGTGGTGGAATAATGGACAGCTTTTCAGTATGGGTTAATCATTCCATTGAAGCGGAAGAGGTAGATTTCTTCACAGCGTTTACGACTGCGTTTAAAGCTTTTGAGCGGGGTGAAGAAAACGTTAACTTGTATGCCAATGGACCCGAAGAACAAAGGTTGAAGGCTGAAAGAGTAATGGACGCTTTGATGGCTATACAAGAAGAGCGTAACTACTACGAAGAAGGGAGAGAGTAATGCCGACATATAAAGTGCATCTTAATCACGTTTATGAAGATGATGAATGGGTAGAGGTAGAGGCTTCTAACGAGTCTGAAGCCCGTGACTTTGCATGGCATAGCGAAGCAAGTATTAACAGTGCCTACGATCATGCTATGCACACTCATACCATGATTCTTGAATGTGAAGAGGTGGAAGAGTAATGGCAAGATATTCAGCTAGCCACATAAGGGAGGCCTTGGTCGGCAAGACCATTGCCAATGTTATGTACATGTCTGACGATGACCGTGACGCTAATGGTTGGTTCAGTTCACCAATCATAATTAAGTTTGATGACGGCAATTTCATCATACCTATGCGTGACGATGAAGGTAACGATGGCGGGGCGCTTTGGTGTTCCGTTGAAGGTCTGGAAACAATTCCAGTAATGTAAACCCCGAAAGGGAGAAAGGAAATAACAATGGGAGAAGTAAACCCAAATGCAGCAAGGGGGTTGGACAAGATACTGCAAGCATGCGCTAATGCGCTTGCTCCGTATCTAGCACCGTACCTCGAAGACCACTACCAGAATAACTCTGAGGATTTAGATTATCCTGATATAGCTTCTAGGGTCATGGATGAGATAGATGGTTATGATCTAGCTCAAACTACCATGAATTACATAGACGGCTACGACTTGTATGAGCACATAGAGTCGTATGTTCAGGATGAAATCTCTTCCTTTATGAAGAATGAGTCATTCACGATTAAGGGTACGGTACATCATGAACCAAGCTGATGAAGAGCAACCAAAGTATTGGTTCTTCTGCAAGAAGTGTGGTGATGACTACTACACCTACGATGAAGAGCATGCCAAGCGTATGATGGGTTCTAGGTGGCGCTGTAATGCCTGCGTCTATTCGTGGCTATGAGTAACTATCACCGTTTCGTAGCAGAGCTACGTTTGATGCAATCCGTAGAGCCTCAATGGTTGTCTAATGCAATCGTTGATTACCTATTAGAAGACAGAAAGGAGGACCAAGAATGGCAAGATACAGAGTAGAGCTGTTGCACTACTACAGGCATGTAGAAGTGGTAGAGGTAGAGATGCCTGACAGTTACAGCTACAATCTTGCAACTTGTGACGAGTTGTGGGATAAGGCTAGACAGCTTGCTGACCCGCATGGGTGGGATGAACTACCTGAGTGGGATGGAGAAGACGCAGAGATAGCTGACTGCGTACAAATAACAGAAAGGAAAAGTAATGCCTGATTTTGAAGTAGACGTAACAGTTAGCTTTGACACTCAAGTCATTGTGCGTGACTGCACTGATGGCTTTGAGTTCGGCGAAGCTGAAGAGCTAGTCATGGACAACGTATGGAAATACGCTGAGGATGCTTGGCTAAGTATAGAAGCTTATCAAAGTCTAGAAATAGAGAAAGGAGAAAGCAATGGAAACACCAGTTAAGTTTACTGGAGATAGGAAAGTGACCAATCATGCCACATCAAGGGGTGCGTTAGGTGACGATGCTACTGTCAATGACAAGAACAGCTTCGGCCTATCCGCTAAGCGATGCACGAACAGGACACCGTTTTGTGACTCGTGCTATGCGGAAGCATTGGAACGCTTTCCTACTATACACAATGCGCTTGAGCATAATTGGGAGGTGATTAAACCTCACCTGAACGATGGGTTCAAGCTGTATGAAATACTGATGCCTGGAGTGGTTGAATCCATTAGGCAGAAGAAGAAGCGGGGTGTGCCAGAATCCAAATGGCAGTTCCGCTGGTTCTGGGATGGTGACATCCCATCCCAGCAGTTCGCATGGGCTATGAATCGTATAGCGTATGCGTTCCCCAAGGTGAAGTTCTGGGTGTATACCAGATGCTTCCAGTATGTGCCGCAGCTTCTCGGACCAGAGAACCTAGCGGTATACATGAGTACAGACATGTGGAATTATCGTTGGGCTAAACGAGTCAAGTACGATAACCCAGACGTTCAGTATGCGTTCAATGGTCGGGATTGGGAAGAGACCTTGGAGCTTGCCGAGTTGTGTGGTGAGCCAAGAGGCCTCAAATGTCCTGAGCTTGTTGGACGTATTGATCTTGTTGAGTGGTCAACGGAGACCACGAAGGCAGGTAAGCATATCGGTGAAGGTGCTTGCGCCAAGTGTGACTATTGTACAGTTGGTAAAGGTAACGTCCGATTTGCTATTGACCCTAGATAGAAAGGAAACCAATGGAAAGAAATGAAATAACTGAAGACTGGTTGCATAAAGAAATACAATGCAATTTATGTCATGATGTTGCAGGTGTGCTTGTAGACCCCCATCGATGGGGTATATACATGAAAGGGAAACTAGTCCAGGATGTGTGGCCAGAGGCTGGCCCTGTGTACAGGGAGCAAATGATAGGCCTTCGTTCTGGCTACCATGTTTGCGATTTGTGTTGGGATTCAATAGGTGATGACTACGAAGACTAATGTTTTTGTGTCAGAAACACAAACAGAACCCAAAGTCATTGTATGATTTACTTTATGCTGGTATAATGGATGAAAGGAAAGGAGCAAATATGAAACATACTGTATTGTCTTTGGCCAGATACCTTGCCAAAATGACTGAACTCATCAAAGCAGCTATTTTGGACGGCGAGTATGGCAGGGCAATAACTTACCTAGACAGAACAAGGGACACATGTTACAAGGTCATCATACAGGAGACTGTGGAAGACCCAGAGATTAACTTTAACAAGCTGTTAGGTAATCACAGAAAGGACAAATAAGTTCTGGTGGATGGGGCGCTGCTTACCCTTTCGGCAGTGAAAGGTAACGTCTTACCCTTTGTGCGTTACCTGCCCCTACCACCAACCTATATGAAGGGAGAAGTATGAGAGTAGGTTCAGTCTGCTCAGGCATTGGAGGATTAGAACTTGGCTTAAGCATGATAGCTAAGACTGATCTCCAATGGGTGAGTGAGACAGATGCGACAGCATCAACAATCCTAGACAGGCACTTTGGTGTGCCTAATCTAGGTGACTTAACACAAATCCAAGACCCACCAGAGGTGGACTTGGTGGTTGGCGGGTTCCCCTGTCAACCAGTATCGGTTGCAAATAGTAACCCGAATGGAAGGCAAGGTATACATGATGACAGATGGCTCATTGCAGATGTTTGCGAGTTGGCTGAAAGAGCAGGGGCTCGATGGCTCCTCCTTGAAAACGTCCGAGGACTTCTTACCGCTAACAACGGAGACGCTCTCGCCAGAGTCTGTGCAGAAATGGCCCACAGAGGTTTCGTCAGATGGGAGTGGCGCACTCTATATGCGTCCGAAGTCGGAGCGCCTCATCGCAGGGACAGATGGTTCTGTATTGCTACCAACACCAAGGGCAGCGCAGGGCGACAAAAGAAACCAGAGGGTTTGGGAACGTCCATTAGACAAACCGCAGAACTTAGAGAACGCCTTAGCGAGGCTACCTCTACTACCTACACCTACAGCGAGGGACTACAAGGACAGGGGGAAGGGCATGAATTGGAATCATGCGTGGAAGAAACGCCGTCTCCCTGGTGTCGTTATGATGGAGCTATACGAAGATGGGAAGCAATCCTAGGAAGGCCTGCTCCTAATCCTGCTATTGATTGGAAGATGAACCCTTTGTTCATTGAGTGGATGATGGGATTCCCTGAAGGTTGGGTAGATGTGGACAACTATAGCGGTGCGCTCAAGTGCTTAGGCAATGCAGTCGTACCCCATCAAGCAGCGTATGCCTACGCTGACTTGTTTGAGCGGATAAACGGAGGGAGGTGATATGAGCAAAAAAGTAGCAGTTGACGCTGAAGCTTTACTGGCCTTGATGGACTCTATGACAGATGTGTTTATGAGAATGGATGAGTTAGTAGAAGCGTTTAACGAGTTCTTGAATGCTAACAAGGACGGCATAAGTGTGAAGTTCACAGAGGCAGAAGAGAACAATGTAATACCTATAGATAAGAAAAAATTAGATAAGCAACAAAGTGAATTATATTTTAAGGAGGATTAATGCACAATTTAACTAAATTATCAACAGGTCCACTAGGAGAAGAAGCATTTGACAACAAATGGAAAGGTAACGAAGCGTACCTCAAAATTTCACCTGTGTTGGACCACACTAAAGACATATACTTTATTGAAGGTTTGAAATCTTGGTTTGCTAAGACAAACAAATTGACAGTTATGCAAAGGCTTGACATCTGGAGCAAACGTCTTGAGCGATGGTCTAAGATAATTTCCTATTACAAGAGGCAAGCGTTGTATAGCTATGTTATGGAAGAGGGTCGAGGTGGTGTAAGCAGCGCTGCTAGATACCTTGAAATTACACGGCAACGAGCGCACACCATGTACCAGCAAGCAGAGCAAGAACGGTTGACCCAGTTCACACCTAAGGAGTTCTTAGACTGATGAACGTTAATGCTTGAATACAAAGACGCACCATGCTTAGGGCAAACCGAGATATTCTTTAACAACAGAAATAAACGAAAGAAAGCTCGTGCGAAACAAATATGTTTCAAATGCCCACACAAAAAAGAATGCGGTGAATGGGCTATACATAACCACATATTCTACGGAGTATGGGGAGGTATGGACATGAACGAGATAGAAGTACAGCGCCGTATTAGAGATATTGTCTTACCTGAGCATTATGGTTATACAAGAGGGCAAACTACGAATAGGAGAAACAGTGCTTGACACGTTGGTGTATAACATATACCTTATTAAAATAGGGTTTAAGAGAAACCCCCTTAAAAGGGTTTCTCTTAAACCCACCTCTAATAATAATAGTTGGGGTCAAGTGTTGTTATTCTCCCTTACACTTGGCCCCAACATAGGGAGAATAATATGGAGATAATAAAGTTACGGCAAAGTTGGATAAACAATTTCCTTCGATGCCCTGAACAAGCCAGGCAAGAGCGTCTTGGACTTGTATACCAAAAGCAAACAACAGACTTGCTGAGAGGTAACGCAGTTCACGCAGCGATAGAGTATGCAGGCCTTACCAAGATGGGTGGAGGAACATACGACCTGAATGAACTGATAGACGTAAGCGACACATTCATAGCTGACAACAGTAACACTATTGATGTGTGGCGTGACGATTACGAGGTGGTTGTTGATACATGTCGTGCAAATCTTACGACATGGCATAGCGAGCTGGACCCTATACTTGAACCCGCTGGGGTAGAGCAGACTTTTGAAAAGTCTATGGGTGTCAGGAATGGGGTTCAGCTCGTTCTTACAGGAACTGCTGACTGGAATGACAAGAGTGGCGTGTTATGGGATTGGAAGAATCCATCACGACATTATCCAGCTTGGGAGAAAAAACGTTGGGATATTCAATCTCACGCCTATACTTGGGCATTGGAGAAAGAACAATTCAACCTTGCAGTATTCGCAAATGGCGACCTGCAAGTGATAGAGATACATAGATCGGAAGCTGAACAAGAAGCTTTTATAGAACTTTGCTGGTCCATAGTGCCGACACTATTGACTATCGATGAGGCCACTACATGGCCTCAAAGATGGGAAGGGTGGCATTGCTCACCCAAATGGTGTCCAGTATGGCAGGCAGGTAAATGCCGAGGGAAACACCTCGGAAACGAACCCTGGTAAAGGGAGAAAGATAAAATAATGACAGAAGCAAAAATTAGCGTGACTTTCACGCAAAAAATATCAGAACAAGCGTATGAAACGTCAGACTATAGTTTGACGGTTGAACGTACTGTACCTGATGCTAATGTCGTGGAGGAAACTCAAGCATTGTTTGAAATGGCAAAATCAGAAGTGCTAAAGCAAGCAGGCCAAGAGTTTGACGTAAGCGACACAGGAGTAGTAATGAGGAAGCTCAAAAGTGCTGTTCCCAAACCTACAAGTAATGCGCCAAGCGCCCCTGCGAAAGCACCCGCCCCTAGTCAGCAAGAAGGTCCAACCCAGAGAAGCGTAACAGCTCCTCCAGCACGACCAAGCGGTGGAACAATGACAGGGCGTGTCTACAAGCGTCTACCACAATGCGTAGGTAAGAACGCTGAAATTAATCAAGCAGCGTTTAACATACTTGCATTCCAACCAGCTACATGGTCTGATAACGGTGGAGACATCAAAGTCTATGAAGTCAAAGAAAAAGCAGACGGCTCTACGGACGTAGCGAAGAGTGGGAACAACTTCCCTAACTTCTCTATATCACCAGAAGCCTTAGCAATACTCGGCTTTGACATCAACAAGAACCACGGCATCTGGATACGAGAAGGCGACAGCAATGTGCCTTTGACCGTATGGGATGCAGTTGGGGGACAAACCGAGGCAGATGCAGTTGAGTGGGACTGGTTAGCTCGAAGGGCAGAGCTACAACAGTACGCTTACAAGCCTCGTGGCTGAGGAGGTAACAACCCTCAGTGATGACGAGATTGAGGCCAGACTCGCTGGCCTCAATCTTGAAGAAGAGGGAGATAAATACAAGTTCTTCAAGCCCACATCAGAAGCGGTTGATAAATGGATTACCTATGCCCAAGGTAGCCATGATTGTTTCTACACAGGCTTACAAGCAATAGACGAGAAAATGAGAGGCGTTTGGCCAAGTGATGTCTTAGTCGTCACGGGCCGAGCGCACTCAGGAAAGAGTGCGGTTCTGCTGTCTAGCATTGCACGCAACTTACAAGAAGACCCAGACTTCTATGCTGTGGTGTATACCCCAGACGAACCTGAGATTCTTGTAGTGTCCAAATTGTATGCTTTGCTATACAAGCGGAACCTCGCTCAAGTAGAAGAAGCATTACGGTTAGAAGACAGAGACATAATCTCTGAAATCCAAGAAGCCAGGGACGGATTCTTAGACAGAATCAAGATATTCCCAACAGCATTGAGCTTTGACGACATGTCAGAAGCCATGCGGGAATGCGAAGACTACTGGCAACACAAACCACGTTTCGTCATGGTTGATTTCTTAGAGCAGCTACCCAAAGCATCAGGCTATGAAGGGGTATCAAACGTCCTGAAAGGAATGAAAGAATGGGCTGAAGGAGAGAACCTGCCAGTCGGCCTTATCCATCAATCAGGTAAGCAATCACCTAGAGGTGAGACACGAGGAATGGACAGTGGCAAATTCAACGCTGACGAATATGCTATACTTCAACTAAACGTATTTAGAAAGAGGGACAACCCAAAACTTTCAGACGAAGAGCGAAGGATACATAGCGTGAGCGTTTCACTTGACTTATGTAAGAATAAGAGGCCACCTTGTAAGATAACTTCGCCACCCATTGACTATTTCATGGACCCTGACTGCGGATTCGTTAGAGAATACTACGAATCTGATGTGCCAGAGGATGACCGATGGCTAGAATAAAAGACGTTCTAGAGGACTTCGCTACCCTACATGAAGGTAGCGCAGTCGCATCGGTGAAGGACAAAGTTCACCCACTGGACAAGAACGTTAGCCAAGAAGACTATCTGAAATACGTTGAAGAACATTTAGGGGGAGATGAACCTATTGGTGTCTATCCTTTATGGCAAAGAAACAACGTGTGGATGGTTAACTGGGTAGCAGTTGATCTAGATGAAGGTGATGTGTCAGACGTACACGCAGACAACCTTGTTGCTTTACTTACCAAGATGAAGATTAAGTCATGGAAAGAACCATCTCGAAGCAAGGGATACCATGTCTGGGTATATCTTAAAGAACCTATCTCAGCGACCATAGGTCGCAACGGAATGATCGGAGCGTGCAGAACAGTAGACGTACCTATCAAAGAGGTTTACCCTAAACAAACCTTCTTAGAAGGCAACAAGATAGGTAACTGTTTACGTCTCCCATATCCAAAGATTAGGAAACCAGGCAAGCAAGAAGTAGAAGGCTACAGCCTTAAACAATTTGTGGAAGAAGCAATGGAGAACAGAACTCCGCCAGCCATCTACCGCAAACTACTCCCTTTGTATAACGCTACACGCCCAGTGACTTTACATAAGTTCAAAGACACAGGAACTAAGACTGACGGAAACTTCGTTGGCGTAGCAGAAGAGATATGGAACAACCCTACAAGCAAGCGTGGAGCTGACGCAACAGACAGATCAGCTACGCTCTACGCATTCGCAGGAAGCCTGCTATGGCAAGAGTACTCAATACAAGCTACCATTGATTGGGTACGGCGACTAGACGACAGGATAGGCAAATATGTTGACAGGCAAGATAGAGAGCGAAGACTCCAAGCGCTCGTTGAACGAGCAGCGCAGGAGGTAAAGGTTCGTGACTAAAAGCTACAAATTTTCCATACCAGTTAGACCTAAAGCTAAAGGTAGGCCACGCATAACACGAAAGAACAATGCGATGTGGGCCTACACGCCAAAAGGCACACGAGACTACGAAGAAATCGTTAAAGAATGCTACAAAGGGCCAAAATTTGATGGCCCTGTTTCTTTAACGGTTTCTTTGAGTGCTAAACGAGCATTGGTTACAATAACTGAAATAGATTGCGATACGTCACCCCTTCGAGGTGACATATCTAATTATATTAAGGGTATAGAAGACGCATTGAATGGTTTAGCCTATGATGATGACCGACAGATACATAAGTTAGTTGGTAAGAAAAAATGAGTCAACAAGCATTCCATCAAGCATCGTATAACCATAGATTTGCGTTTATGGGAGACGAAGCGGAGTCAGCGTTTGAAGAACGCAACGAACAATGGGCTAGATTCGGATTTAACAGGCCAGAAGGCATGACTAAATTTCATTACCTACCCCATGTGATTCGTTATACACCAGACTATGTGCAAGCAGACCCAACCAGGCTAGTAGAAGTAATGGGCATGGGCAAAACCCCTCTCAAGATCAAACTAGAGAAGATAGCAGCCATGCAATGGTGGGATGGAATCGAAGCCCCCCTTTACCTGTGGGTTTGGTCATCTACCCGACAAAACTATGCGGAAGTGCAATTTAGACAGTTAATGAACATCATTAATAAGAATGATGTTCCTCTGGGCAACTTCCATGAAGGGAAGAAATACTTCTCTATAAGTTCAAAGCTGTTACCGTGGAGTAATGAGTGAACTCTCCGAGGGAGAACAGTTATTTAACAGATTAAAGCTACTAAAGTTTCCATCCCTACGCCCTGTGCGAACAAGAGGTTCAGCGCAGGGCTTTACTCAGCATTACTTTGAAACAGAAATAGAAGCAATACTGTACGCTAAACCAGGCCAAGAACCAGATGTTTCTACAGAGCTACACACACAAAGACATGAAGCATTGCGTTTAGCTGTTGAAGACATGTTTAGCAAACTCACAGAAGAAGAGCAATGGATATACCACATGCTAGTAGACGTAGGTTTATCTATGCGCTTCGTAGCACGAGCGCTAAACATGCCGAAGACAACGTTCGCTAGGCGCAGAGACGCACTAGCTGATAAAATGCGTAAGCTACTACTAGAACACCAAGTCGTACGAGATAAGTTAGGTTACTGATTGTTCCGCTTATTCAAACAGTCTTCCAAAAAGTACTGAAAGCCTTCCATCCAGTTCATGATATGAGACATAGCCATAAGGTTCCCATCCATAGCTAAAGTCCAAGAATCAACTATCTTCTCTACCTCAGCTCCATCAAATACTATGAGGACACCTAACGCATCGTCTTGCCATTGGCCATGTGTGCCATCTATCATGTCAAGCTTACTGATGTTGTCTTCTATAGTCTTTTGGATTTCGTCTTCAAGGTCTAAGCCTTGTCCCGCCATAAAATCAGCCCATCGATCTTCAAACTCGTCAGATGGACTGTTATGGTATTCCTCAGACATTACTTAAGGAGCTTAATGCGCTCCTGAGCTAAAGTCTTGACAGCAGATATGACAGCAGCTACGCCTGCAATAGCGGCGCTACGCAAAGTAGATACGTCAGCTACTACAAATACTGCTAAGAAAGATTGTACGGCAGTCCAGCATGATCGTTCACACCAGTTAGCCCAATTAAATTTAGTTCCTTGTTCAGTCATCTTTTTTTCGTTGCTTTCTTTTTCATAGGAACATATTTAGTTGATTCTCTCCTCTTTTTCATAAACTCTTTTTTTCGTGCTTGGGAAGCTGCTCTTTGAGTAGTCTTTCCCTTGTGCCTTGTGGTTTTAGCGCCACCTTTTGGACCTCTTCTAGCAGGTCTTTTTTTCTTAGACATTTGACCATATTTTTTAGCAGGCATTATCGAATCCCCCCACCTTTCTTGTAAGTGGAACGACCTTTAGTCTTCTCCTTAACTTTTTGAGCAGCAGCTTTCTTAAGACCCCTATCCAGAGCGGCTCCCAAACCTGCTTGATAGAACTTGCTACTAATGCTCATTGCATTCATTCCGCTACCGCCACCATGAGCCACGTTGCGGGTTCTAGGTTTAGGTTTTCTACCTTGATGCTCTATACGAGGTTTAGGTTTCCTAGACTTATGCTCATTAGGTTTCTTAACGTTAGGTTTAGTCTTGATGTAAGAAGGAGCTGATTTGCCAGCAGCTTCAGACATTGCTTTAGTCTTACGCCTTTTAGCGGCAGCAGCATTACCACCTGGTTTACGAGTACCTTTACGCTTAGTAGCGCCAGGACCGTAACGTTCACTAGCAGCAGGAGGAGCAGCTTTAGCAGCGCCTCGTTGCACTTTCTTTCGTTTAGCTGAAGGAGATTTCCCACCTTTAGGTTTACGTTTAGATTTGTACTGCCCACTTCGACGATAAGCGCTATCTACTGCCATTAATTCCTACTTTCCAAACGGTCTGCCACCTTCAATGGCATTCCCTAATTTAGTTGAACGCAAATAAGAAGCGTTAGCTTTAGCAGCACGTTCCATATCCGCTTTATTCATGTTAGAAGAAGAATCATACGGTTGACCATCATCCTGACCACCAAACGTATCTTCAAAACTTCCGTAACCTTCAAATTTTGGCATAATCGCCTCCTAATCTATATATAAACTGTCCCACTACGAGAACAACATCTTCCAAGTCTGCGGGCCTACTATTGAGTCAACAATTAAGAAATCCCTGTACCTATGTTGGAAAGCTCTAACACCTCTAGCGGTTTTAGCTCCAAATATTCCGTCTACAGGACCAGGGTCGTACCCAAGTTCCTTCAAACGCTGTTGAACGGCTCGTACAGCCTCTCCACGGCTCCTACGCCTCTTAGATAATGGTTTCTTTACTAAAGTCGCTCTAAGGCGATCTAAATGCGCTTTAACGCCATCCCATTCCTGACGAGAAATGTTTTTATCTGACGTAGGCATACCAGCTTGAAGCCAGTTATACAAAAAAGAGCCAGGACAAGCAGTAGATGCAAGATCACGATGCCCTTTGACCCACAACTTAAAGCTGTAACGCTTTTGAATCTCTCCAACTAGCCATCGAATAGACTCTAATGTTTTTTCAGGAACTACTTCATCGCCGTTCCCTGTATAACAAATAGATTCTGTTCTAGTGTTCCAAGGTCGTGTAGCAGCAGATACTATACCTGCTCCACGGCCTTCATATATAACACCTTGTTCGTCTACTAGCCAGTTGTACGCTATTGCGTTATATCCCAGCCTGACGACATGGTGCTTTTCAAAAGCTTGCACAGCATTAATGCCTTTAGGGCCATTCTTCACCCCTGAATGATGCAAAGCTATACCTTTAACTTTTTTCTTATTCAACCAAGATGGGCTGTTCCTAAAAGGGCGAGCGTTCCATCCTGCTCTGCTAATTATTGTTCTCATCGTTGTCTCAATTCTATATCAATGATGTCTTGTAACGCTTTCTGCGCTTCTCTTTGCCTACGAATAAACTCACTACGTTTACTAGCAGGTGTATTAATCCTTAAGCCAGTACCCAGAAATGTGTTCATCCAAGTAGTCACAACAGCATCTTGTTTCGGCCCTTCATTAGGGACTAATCTCCTAAGCCTTCCTATCAAAGGAAGGAATTGGTCTACGCTGTAGATGTCTTTATCTGTCATAACAATGTCTCCACCTTTTGACTTTTTAGCCAAACCAGTTAATAAGAGAGCTTCTTTAATTACAGGAGCATTAGCCCAAATAGGGGCTTGTTGATATCTGTCGCTAAACGGAATACCACCAAATACCTGTTTACCTAACATTAGTTCAATCGGTAGCTTTACAGGGGGCAAAGCAGACTCTAACCCGATTCTACCTAACCCTTGGATTCCGCCTTTAACGTCATAAATGCTTTCCATATCTTTCGTTATCTTTTGCATGTCTCTGAAAGGCAAATCAGGCATGACATAGACTCTGTTACCTTGATGAGTAAACGGTAAGCGTATACCCATGTTCTCACCAAAGTAATGTGGAACCATGTTCTCCATAGGTGAAGTCAATTCAAGTTCTTCTTTGACTTGTTGCAACCTAGCCCAAGCTTTAGGGTTCTTACCTATTGATTCAACTAAGATAGGTAATATGTTGCGTTGCCATGTCCAGAAAGGAATAACCTTTTTGACTTTACGCTCAAATGCTGACAAATCTCCATAATCAAAATGGTATTTAGTTACGGCAGCAACAGCATCCTCTAACGTGTCTCCCGCCATCATGTTGTTGTGCGCTAACGCACCACGCAACATAAATTCAGAATCAGAGTTTCTAGCACGAACCCAGTTCATAGGTTTCCAATCAGCTCTCCAAGGCTTCATAGAACCTTGTCGCCAAGCGCTACCTCGAACAGCTCCCAACTGGTCTAACGTAGTTTGTATTTCTTGAGTTACCTGACCTTGACCAGCAACACCAGTTTCATACCATTCTCTAAATATCCTTAACTCTTCCAAGTCAACATTCTGAGGCCCACCCATACGGCGTATCGGGCCTTTAAGCTGAATAGTGTTACCTTCCTCTATTAAGAGCCTTAAACCACGCAAAACGTTTCCGTTACCTTTAGCATTAGCTATTTTCCGTATTTCTCTAACTCGTGCATGTTGATACATTGGCACTTCGTTAATTTGGTTATTAATCCACATACCGCCTAACTGGTTTCGCATAAAGAAACCAGGACTAGTAACAGCTTGGGCTTTCCAATAGTTCAAGAATGTGTCATAACCTTTCCAGAAAGAACTAAGTGCATCTGGGTCTTGTATCTTACCTAAAGCAGCCATAGCGTTCGCTAACAGCTCAACTGTATCATCGTCAAATTCTCCAACAAATGCTTTCCCCTCAAACGCTCGTATAGCACGAGCGCTTTTGAGGTTTCTTGTGTTTCCTAACGGACCTCTTGATGATATAGGGGTTAGTTTAAGAAGGAAATCATTCAAAGCCCCACCATACGCATCAAATAAGGTATTTTGTGACCTAGCCTTACTTAACTCCTTGATAGCTTCTTCTTGATCGGTAATATAAGCCATCCTCGTTGATAGTTGTTTCTCTGTTTTGCCCATTTGAATTTCAGCTTGAATGCTTTCAGACAAAGCAGTATGTTTCTGGTTAATCATTGCGATTTGTTCGTTCAATTCATCAACCGTTATTTGTTTAGCATCAAACTTTGCTTTCAAGTTAGCCATCTTGCGTTTCCACTCATCTGTTATGTCTTGCAAAGCAGCAATGTTAGCTTCATTAGCATCCAGTAATTGCTGTCGCTTACCAATAAGCTTTGTTAACATTTCTTGAGAAGGACCATCAAGGTCATTAATTCCTGTCGTGTTTTTAATCAACTGTTCTATTTCCCTAATCTGGTCATCAATAGCAGTTATCCCAGAAACGTCTCGTATTAATACAATACCTTCTTCAATGTTTTTAATAGCAGCAAGTGAACCGCTATACAAACGGCCTTCACCTAATTGTTTTTGCAATTTCCGAAGCTCAGAAACTTGCTCAACCCAATCATCTATAGTGCGTACATCATCCAATATTTGTTTAGCAGTATCTGGGTCTTTCTTCGCTGCGACTCTTGCAGCGGTCTTCATACGCTTAGTTAAATTTTTCAATTCCCTTTGTACAGGAGTTACAAAGTTAACCCTAGATATTTTGCGACCATTTCTCGTAATCTTATACGCAGTGTCTTTCACTACCTCATCAGATAATTGCTTAAATAAATGAGCTGTTAATACACCTGGCTCCTGCAAGGTATTGTCCATCCAGTTTAAGTTCAATGCTTCTACACTTGACTTTCCTGCAACAATCGCTTCGTCCAACTCATCTAACATGCTCTTAAATTGAGCTTTTGTAGCTGACTGGCCATCGATAGCGTTTAACACATCTACGATAGCTTGGCGTAATGTGGTCAAACTATTAACAGTTTCAGCAATGTCATTAATCGCTAACCCAGCTTGTTCAGAATTTTTCAAATACTGTGCATGGTCTACCAAAGAACTTATGAACAAACGATCACCAGCGCCAGGTTTAGCGGAAGGAGGCCTAAGCAACTCAAACACATCCAAACTCATTTTGTACTCATCAGGCATTTTTGTCGCATTAGGGTCAAGCAAGACATTCATAAAGGAACGAATCTCGTCTATTTGACGTTGAGCTTCGGCAACTTCCGCATTGAGGCGATTAAAGTTCTCAGCTTCTTGTTTAGCCATAGCGCTAACACCGTCAGGATTTTTAGCTACAGCTTCCTCAAATTCCGCTAATCTTGCTGCATACCTCTCAAGAATATCTTGCTCTCTAGCTACTCTCGCTGTTAGTTGATCTATTTTCTTTTTGCCAGAACCAAGTAATCGTTCCATACGATTATTCAAAGTGTTAGCCCTAAATCCAAAGAAAGGAACTTGTTTACCTTTTGACATTGCTTTCGCTACTTGTAGACGGCCAGGGATATTAACAGTAACTCCAGCATTATCTAAAGTAGCTAAGAACATGCGCTCACGCAACAAAGCAGACGATTGGTTAATGTATTTCTGAACAGCTTTCTGAACATCATCCCCATCTTCTACACGAACAAATATATTTTTGTAATCATCGCCCAACTGCTGTTTACCTATATCATCCATTTGCTGGCGGATAGAACCACCTGTGCCAACGTCTTCCAAACGTTGCCCCAAGTATCTATTAGTTATACGACTGCCCCTATATCCAACAGAATCAGCGTATTCAAACACAACACCAGTGGGTAGATTAAGTAATTCTTCAAACACCTCATCCATAGGTCGAGCTGTGCCAAATTCAGATTTCAAATCAACGTTATTCTTACGAGCAGCTTTAATTATCATGTCATCAGTAATAGCTTCCTCAAATGGTACAAGACCAGCTTGAACCGCTGGTCTACCTTCAGCTGCTTTACGCAATTTTCTGATTCTACTAGTAGGCGCATACATTCTAATTTTACTCATTTGCCCTACAAGGCCAGACGAGTTAGACATACCCAAAGCCTGATTAATCGTAAGTAAATCCTTCTTAGGCGTAACTCCTGCAACAATATCTTCAGCATCAACCTCGTTAAGATAACGAGGAACATAAAACTCGTCTTTGAAATCAATCAAATCTACTTTAACACCATAAGGTTCTAACTGTTTCTGTAATCGCTTCCCAGCGTTTTCCCAAAAATCTTGCGCTGCTTTATGCAACGCACGAGCCTCTGGAGTGTTACCCATTGCGTCAACTACTTTAGGGTTAGCAGCAAACTCTAACCCGCTTGCATTATCCAACTGCGGTCCCAAAGCAGGAACAGAAACCTCAAAAGGTTCCTCCGCATAGTTGTATATCAACTTGTTGAAATCTATACCTAACTCATCAGCTTGTACACGCAAATCTTTTAAGTTCTCCAATGTGTAATGTTGCCATTTGATAACTTCAGAGTTAGCTGTTGATGCACCCTTATACGCAACACGCAAATAATCATAAGCATTTAACGCATCTTGATTCCCCTTAGACATTTCCTTACCCAAGTTACGAACAGCTTGATTATAGTCCCCCTGAGTTCCCATCATCTTACTCATCGTCTGACCAAATTTCGTAGCAGCTGTAGCCCCAAACGCTGCACCAAACAAACCAGCAGAAACCTTAACAAAGTTAGCAGAACCAGGAATATAAAATTTAGTTTGCACAGGCATACGCATAGCCTGACGAGCAGGCCTACTAAACGCAGTAGCCTTAGCAGCTTTATTTGCACGAATATTAGCAATCTTCGTTACAGCTTTATTTATGTTACCTGTTTTAGAGAAATCATAAGAACGTTCACCGTTCTTTAACCAAGGATTATTCTTACCTTTCATAAACTCAGGCAAGTTAGCTTCAGGTAATTGCTTCACACGCCTACCATCAAGATACCTGCCAATATTACCTGAACGATCAAGCTTGCGAAGAGGGCGTTCAATAATGCTTCTACTAATACGACCAGTACCAGGCAAAGTAAACCCAATACCCACACGCATACCCACTTCTTTCAACGCATCATCACCAGCAGAAAGAACAGACCCTTTAGAAAGAACACGACCTTGCGCTTTCAACAAATCATCTGCCTTAGTAACGTTCCCCGCCGCTCTGTATATCTTAGATGCTTCACCTAAAGCATCAGCGACACGTTTAGGGTTAGTGTAACGAGCAGCGATAGCGCCACCAGTCAAATATGTCAAAGGGTCCAACGCAATGTCTAAACCTAAACCAACTACGAAATCAAGTGGGCCAGGCAGATCAACTCCCCAATCACGCAATACCTCACCCATCATCATGTTGTCACCAACCTGATTCCACCAATCAGAAGCACTGAACCCTTCACCAGATAGCAAGTCACCAGTTTCTTTAATCGTTGAAACTATAAGGGCTCGAGGTTTATCAATAATAGATATAACGTCACCCAAAGCACCTAAGAAACCACCGCCACCTTTCTTAGGAGGAGGTGGGCTATACACATACGGTTTAATGTTGTTAGGTTCTTTATACCTGTAGACTTGAGGCTTAGGAGCCTCAATGCCTAACCCCTTAAGTATTTCTTCACGAGTTTTAAGATTAGGTTTTTCAAATTTAGGTTGAAGCGCATTAAATGCTTTGCTTCTTGGCGTTTCAGGCAAAGCCATTAGTTACCTCAATGCTTCTGCTTCTTGCATCTTTAGATAATCTTGTACAGTTTCAATAGGAAGATTAAAGTCTGTTCCAGAAGGATTATAGAATGACGGTTGGCCACCAAAGTTAGCAGGAGCTTCAATGTAGCCAGAACTAATAGCTTGATTAATACTCATAGGAACTTCACCAAATTGAGTCGGAACCATAATAGTGGCTTCTTGTTGTGGTGTAGGAGCTAAAGCAGCGCCAATAATATCATCCATTGCTCCTGTTCTGTATAACGCAACAGCTTCCGCTGGGTCAGTAACACCAAAGTATGCACCTGCCGTAATCGCTCTTTGATTCTCAAGCTCCTCTGCTTGTTGCGCTCTACGCAACGCTGCAGCAGCTTGAGCCTCTGCTTTCTGTTGGGCAATAGAAGCTTCAATATCTGAAATAGCTTGTGAGTCTCGAGCAAACTGAATGTTTGCCATTTCTTCAGCCAAACTTGACTCAGCTTGTTGTAAGCCAGCAGCAATAGCCCTACCAGATTCAGAGTTACTAAACTCCAACATTTGATTACTAATGAAGCTCATATTGTTAAGCAAGTCAGCACCACTTTGTTGTTGGGAGAACAACATGTCTTTTGTCGCACCTGTTGCTGAATCAAATGTTTCCCTGTTGGGAGTAATACCCAAATCAGCAAGCGTGTCTAACGCTAAACTTTCCCTGTTACCAGTTCCTTGCAAGGCCTGATTAAAACGCTGATCTCTTTGTTGTCTGCGCTCGTTATACATCATGCCGATGTTTGCTAGATCAGCTTGGTATTGTTCTTTACGTTCTGCGTCCATTGTGCCAAGATAATCTTTGATTGAGTCAAATTTGTCTTGAGCAAATTGTTCTTGATTAGCGAACATTTCCTCATACAAACCTTTACGTTGGTTTTGGAGGTCAGTTAATCCTGAGCTAAATGGGTCGGTAGGACTTTTAGTTTCTTGATCTTGGGTTTCTTGCGGTGTCTTTGTGAACTCAGGCAACGTTCGACCGTAACCTAAATACCCAGCTCCTCTTAAGTCAGCGTATGTTTGTCCACCTTCAAAAGGTATTCCACCTCTTCGCCCATCCTTACCAGGTTGTCGCCTGTCAACATCGTTTCTTCCCCCTTGCCTGCCCCCTTGACCAGGAACCCTAGAAGAAGCATAAGTATTCTCAAGAGTTCTGGACATTAAACCAGGTTCTAGATTGTAAGGTGCAGCTACTTGTGCAGCGTTACTTCCTGCAACAGAACCAGGTCCACTTGCACCAGCAGCAGCTGAATTACGAGCAAGGAAATCAGCGTATTCTTTCGCTTCTCGTGTAGTAGCACCCTCAGCACGCAAACGTGACTGCTCAGGAGTCAAATCAAATAAACTTGCATCTTCGTTTGGCTTGCCTCCAACATTAGTTTGTTTTGCCATTACGCTGCACCTCCACGTTTATTAACCAAATTAGCGACCAAAGCTTGATACTGCTGTCCAGTCAACTGCGACTTCAAATCAGACAAATTAGCCATCAACTGGTCATCAGAAATATACGAACGCTCAATCTGCTCATTAAAATCCTCAAACGACCTATTCATGTTCCGCAAATTATCACTGATAGCTCTATTAGCGCCACGCTGATATAACCCGCTGTCTAACATGCCACGCCTATTGAACTGGCCTGGCAATGCACGAGCTATATCTTCTCGCTGTCTACCATAATCTTCAGTCGTTCTAGCAAATTGACGGCCAAGAGCCTCTCGATTGTACTGGTTCATTCCCAACTGCTTCATAGTATCAAATGAAGCTTGACGAAAATTAGGAGCTGTACGCCCAGCATTACCACCAAATGTCGCTGCGGCTATGTCTGCGTAACCTGTTATTGCCATGTTTCCTCCTACTTAAAGACTGTTTTGTCCCGCTAATTCGCCACAATGCGTGCATTCACACTCTTTCATGTGGTTCAATAATGCAGCTATACGCACTGCTTGTACGCTAATAAGAAACTCTTGTGGATAACGTGCCTGTATTTCTTTTAATATTGCGTCTGCCGCTATATCCATTATCCTGCCTCCAATGCTTCTATACGTTCTTTCAAGTCTTTAACTATCTTAATCAAAGGAGACACTAATTGATCGTAGTAGATACCTCTTGGGGTTTCTCCCCAATGCCCCTCATCGTAACGAACAGCGTACTCATAGCCTGCATCGTGCAAACTCTCAGCAGATAAACCTGCTTCAAGAGGAACAGACGCATCATCGTCAATACCCCTAAACTTGATAGGTCTAGCATCTAGTATTTGATACGCTTCCTCTAAAGGTAAATCTTCTATGTCTTTTTTGAAGCGCTCACTAGAAACATATTCCATTACTTGACGATCAGAGTCTCTTGAACGCAATGTCCAATATCCACCTGACGAAAACGTTGAACCTTGACCTAAATAGAATTTATCCCACGCATAGTTTTCAGCGCCTAACTTAAGCCCTTCGTTAGTTCTAGGAGCTAAACCTGTGTTCCATAACCATAGTTCTTCTGAACCATCAGCGGAGAAATAAATGTTTCCATTCGAATAATCTAAATGTATTTGATGACCGCTACTGTTGGCTCCAGCACGCAAATACAAATCACCATTAGTCCCACCAGACACATAAGTGTGAGTGCCATCTGACATTATTACATACTCAGAGCCAGTAGATGCCATCCCAGCAGTACGCATACCAACATAGCTACTACTAAATGTTTGACCGAGCACAATACCGCTATCAGCTCCAGCCGCATTCACAGTCAAATTCGTTCCATCAAACACCAAATTAGAAGAACCAGCAAAAGCAGTACTGTTGTTATATTGCACTTGCGTGTCAGACCCAGCAGCAGTACCAGTCGGACCAGTCGGACCCGTTGGACCAGTAGGTCCAGTGGGTCCAGTGCCACCAGCGGGACCAGTCGGACCTGCGGGTCCAGCAGGTCCAGTAGGACCATCGGGACCGTCAGGGCCAGCAGGCCCAGTCGGACCTGTAGGACCAGTACCACCTGCGGGTCCAGTGGGACCAGCAGGACCAGTCGGGCCTGCGGGACCAGCAGGACCATCAGGGCCGTCAGGCCCAGCAGGACCAGCGGGACCGCTAGGTCCAGCGGGGCCAGTTGGTCCAGTAGGTCCAGTTCCCCCTGGCCCTGTAGGACCAGTCGGCCCTGTAGGCCCAGTAGGGCCAGTTGGACCTGTGGGTCCATTAGGACCAACTAAAGAAGTTCCAGAACCCCAGTTACCACTTGCTTTAGGTCCAAAGATTTCATTATCACCAGTATCAATATAGAAATCTCCATCTGAACCTGTAGGACCAGATGGGTCTCCGCTACCGTTTAGTATTTGCGCCCCTGTTGGACCTGTTGGACCCGTTGGACCTGTGGGTCCAGTAGAACCTGTTGGTCCTGTAGGACCAGCAGGACCAGTGGGACCGTTTGGCCCATCGGGTCCAGTTGGCCCTGTGGGGCCAGCAGGACCAGTGCTACCTGTTGGTCCTGTGTCGCCTTGTGGACCTTGTGGACCTTGAGGCCCAGTTGGACCGCTTGGCCCTGTTGGGCCAGCGGGACCAGAAGGACCAGCGGGACCAGAGGGTCCGCTAGGTCCAGTCGGACCAGATGAACCAGTGTCACCTTTAGAAGCTAACGTCTGCCAATATGAAGTGTCACCAGGCGTATTACCTGTTGTAGCTTGCCTAGCTACATAGGAAGAACCGTTATACGAAACTACATCGCCTGCTTGATACGCAGTTGCAGCTGAATATGTTCCCTCATAGTCAGGACCATTGGTCATGGTTATAGCAACTTGTGGTCCTAGTAGTTTGGTATATTGTATATCTTTAGGCATTAGAAGTCCGCCGTAAATGTTAGAGTTGCACAGTTAGAGTCAGATGGGTCACCTTCAAACCTGCTGTATACTTCTGAATATCCTGACCCCCCTGAACCTGTATTAGGTAACCAACCAGTAGACCTGTCAGAAATCCAAATGTATCTAGTAGCAGCTTGAGTTCCCACATTAGCGTTCAATGTTAAATCTTTAGATTCGTTGTAGTTCCACCCTAAAGCAGCAATCGTAGCATACGATATTGTCGCCATATTCGTGGTGGTTAACAAGGAACTAGCATTGCCACTAGCAAACGTTCCACCAGCAGAACTATAGTAACCAACATAGTAAGGGTTCTGATCTCCAGAACCATTACCAAGAGGGTTAGTACCTGTAGAACCATCACGCTCTAACGTTAATTTGACGTTAGTTAGATTAGGTCGAGTGCCAATAATTGTAGCTATTGTTTGGCCAGATATATCACCAGTAGATGTGGCATCAGTAAAATTCATTAAACCTATATGCGTACCAAAGTTTTGAAAGTTACCTGCTCGTAGATCATTAGCTCCACGCCAACCTGTGCTACGCCACGAGTTAGTAGCTGTTGCCCTAAACGAAACAGTCTTAGGGTCTGACTTGTTCCAAACAGTAACCCACGCCCCATCTTTACGAGCCTGAATCTTCGTAGGATTAACTAACGAGCCATCCTTCTCAGCTTTAATAGTTGTACCATTAGGCACAGCTACCCAAGCACCATCCTTACGAGCTTTAATCTGCGCCATCAGCTAATATCAATCCAAATATCACCATTGCTAGTAGCAGTGGGTTCTGACGTACACACAAAAATCGTAGGCGTACTATTAACTTGATTACTTGCAACAGTAGCAGCACCGCTGTGGCTATACGCTATGCGAGTGATTGAGTTAGCACCTGCAACGTTACCATCTAAAGTAAAGTTTCCATCCACATCAACAGCATCTAGATTAGTCGTACCATCAACATCTAAATCAGTACCAACGTATAACTTCTTAGCGATACTAGCTCCACCTTCACAGCGCAAAGCGCCAGTGTCGCCAGTAGCGTCAGAAGCATCAGTAGTATCCGTGATATCTACAACACCGCCGATAGTGGCAGTTCCTGAAGCAGTGAACGTTGCTACCCCTGTTGTACCAGTTGCAGTGATGCCACCATTAGCAGTTATCAAACCACTAAACGTAGCACCAGTTAAAGCAGCTAAACCTGGTGAGCTGTTCACATAGTTTTCAATAGTTGCAAAGTTTGTATTCATTGCAGAAGCAGTAATAACCGTTCCTGCTGTGAAGTCGTTGACTGAAAGAGCCATTACCGTAATCTCCTTGGTTTGTAAGTAAACATAATTCCGTTAATTTCCCAACTGCTAGACTCAGTTGGTCCATTAATCTTTAACGCAACAGACTTGGCATTGCCAAGGCTCTGCACACGAACAACATCTGTAATTTTGTTAGCTGACTCCGCACCCCAAATACCTTTATTAGAGTCACCGCTTTCATCGTCATAAGCCCACGTTGCAGTACCCCACACAGAAGAAGACTCACGACCAGCCACGTTAATATCAACAGTCTTCCTAGAAGAAGCCTTGTCATAGTCGGTATACACCTCGACCTGCATTGTCAGAGTAGACGCAGCATCAATAACTACCTGTGGCCTACCCCAACGTTTCTTAACTACTGGGTTCTTACCAGACATCCAAGGAGTCGTAAAATGTGATTCAACACGAGTTGTGGCAGAAGCATCATATGAATCCGTTGGGTTAGATTGTTCAAACTTTATGACACGACCTACATTGGCAGTTGTCTGACATGCACCTAACAAAGTGGGTTCCCCACCAGGAGGAGCATGAACGTGCATTGTGGTCGCATCAATATCTGTCAACGTCCACGATTGCATAGTCGGGTCAAAGATCATGACATGCCGTTTAGTTACTTGAGTACCTGCTTTGTAATACTCCAACATGTCTAACGAAAGATACAAGCGGTTTTCGTACCAAGCTAACTGAGGTGCAGTAGTAAAGCTTATCCTGCCATTATCTATGGCAGGCCTAAGCTTCTCAAACACATTGGTGAAATTCTGCCCATCATACAGGTACACGCCTGCACGATCATGCCAGAAGAACACACCATATGGTGTTGATACAGGGGATGACAGCGCTATAGAACCTACATCTCTAGATAGCGCAGTTAGCTGGAAAGAATCAGAATCAAACCCATACATAGCATGAACACTGTTGTTCTTGAATATGAGTAAACGATCAGCGAGAGGAACTAATGCAGTAATGATGTCACCACGTTCTCCAACGTCTATATCTACATAATCTGTGTTAGTCCACTTCTCAGGCTGATTAGCGTTAGACCAACGTAGTCTAGAATTGTAGTAAGTAGAACCCTCATAAGTTTTACCTACCCAAGCAAAGTTATTCCAGAACGTTACATACTGACCTATAGGAAAGTTGCCAGCAGAACCATCAAGTGTTGTACCTAAATCAGCAGCTGACGAACCATCCCACTTAAACGATACTTTGTCTCCTGACACACCATAGAACACATTGTTCATAGTCATGCCGTACATGCGAGACCCATTAGTTCTAGCTGTCTGACCTGTTATAGCTGTAAAGTTTGAACCTGTGCTTCTTGCAACAGCAGTTCCATGATTAGCTATAATCTGTGATGTGCCACCATCTGTAAAGAATGACGCTAGGCCTTCGACCTCAGCAGCTAGAGCTGAAGCGTTTATAGCTGTAACACCATTGCGTAGTTTGACACCTCCACGAGGGTCAACGTCAACGTTTAACAAATCGGGTGACTCATTGGGTTGTAAGTTGAACTGGTCAGTTCTGAAGTTTAAGCCACCTGCAAAGTTGGCAAGAACCTCAGTCTTGTAGCCTTGCTTTGCCATAGGCTACTCCCAACTATATCGCAAGCGATTAGGCATTATTGATTGTGAACGCCACCTACTAGCGTTTCTTTGATTCAACACTAGGGGTTGTGGCGTAGGCACATCAATGTGTCTTGCTCTTAGATTGTCTAACTCTCTGGCAAATATGCCATAATACTGTTGAGCCATTCCAGGGTCTTCTTGCTGTTCATATGCACGAGCAACACCGTAAGTAGCGAAAAGAATGTGGAATGGTTCAGGAAAGTCTGAAGGAGATGTACCATCTGCTGAACCAGTACCAAACGAACTAGGTTTTTTATATCCACGAACATAAATAGTTTGAGCGCTAGAAGGAGTTGGATATAAACGAATCTTCTCAGCCCAATTAGAGAAGTAGTACACATCCCCATTAGAGTTAGAGTTCAAAGGGTATACAATGTCGCCGTCATCACGACCCAAGTATGTTAGTACATGGTCATCTGTGCGTAACGCTGCTACATCTCGTAAACCATTTGTGTTAGTTGTAAGCACAGCAGAGCTTGACTCCAAGTCATAATCAGATGTGCCATTAACTGTCGTAAATGTGTCTTCTGCTTCATAGAAAGGCCATCGTTTCTCTGAGTAAACAATTTGATCGTAACCTTCGCCTATGAAGCGATTGAGTATGTCGTCAGATATGTCTGACGAATCTATATCAAGCAATCCTCGGATGTATGCCCTCATCTCTTGAATTTGCATGATTATTCCCTTTCGATATGAAAGTTGCACAAATCACCTCCCGCAGGGGGTCGCCCTTTACAGGCTTCCCCACTGCGGGTGAGTGCTTTGCATTTGCTAACTGAGGAAGTAGGCTCTGCTTGCATTACGCTGGTATCCATAACTTGCCGAACGTTTCTAGAAGGACCAACGCCTTCTGGCCTAGGAGTACTTTCACGAAAGTTCTCTTTTGGCTGACCGTACGGTCTTGAACCAGCTTTATGTGCGTAAGCGTAACCTCTACCCATCAACAACCTTAGTCAGTTAGACCAAAAAGTAGTCCCTGTCGGGAACGGTTGCTTGTGGTTAGCTCGCCGTAACAAAGAATCTGTGAGAACACAGCGTCTTGGTTAGTTGGGCGTACAAACGGTGTTGGCTTGAACCAAACATCGCTATGAGCAACAAGTTGTAGATACTTCGTGTTCAAGAAGTACATTTTGCCGTCTAGGTTTGAATCTGAATCAAACGTAACAGGCGCACCTTTGAACAGAAGGTTTTGGAACCCGCTGTCAGCCATGTCAGTATCTGTGTACCGAATGTTGCCAGTTAATAGAGACTCATACTTTTCGTATTCGTCTTGATCTGTAATGATGATCGTTGGCTGATCGTTACCTACAGAAACATTGTTATACATGGTTGCCATAGCAGCCACAGTTAAAGCACCACCTACGTTAGTAGTAGATGATCTCCACCATGTGTTGTTAGAACCTGATGCGTCAATGCCACCAATAGCTGCACCGCCACCGCCGTCATTTCCTGTTCCAACAATACCGCCAATTCCCATCCAGTCTTTTTGGCTGTTGCCATTTCCGTCTGCATAGAACATGGAGTTCATGTTTTCAATTATTGTTTCTTGGGTTTGGAAAATCTTGCCTTCTAGAAGGTCAATGATTTGTGCCTCACCATTATTTTTTGCTTCTTCTAAACCGTTGATTGTTACAGTTGCAGCATATTGTTTCCAGTTGTACTCAGCAGCTGAAATGCCTGTTTGAGCAGTCGTAGAAATACTATCTGTTCCGCTGTATGAACCAGCAGTTGAGTTCGTTCCATAAATTACTGGAACAACGATCTTAGCACCACCGTTTATGCGTCGAATAGTTTGACCATTTGTCAAAGCGTAGAAAAGAGGCCTAGCTGTGAAAATGTTGTCAACTAACCGAGGTACATAGTTATTTAAGGTAGTGGTAAGAATCTCATCAAAATTAGCGTTACCCGCCATATTCTTATCTCCTTAGAGGTTAATTGTTTAACTGTTGTTTAGCTAAAGCGAAAGCTTCTCGTAATGAAGTAACCTGTGGAGTTGGTTCAGGAGTAGTGCCACTTTGTGTGGAACCACCAGGAGCGACTACCGCTGCCTCACGTTTCTTGTTAGTTATTTCTTGCTCCTGCGTCAATTTATCAGCAGTAGACTTAACTTCATTGAAACGCATATGAGTATATGCAGCTTCCAAATTTGGAATGCCATGCTTTAACGCATGGTTTAGTAGTTCTTTCCTATCGAACTCTCCATATTTTTCTTGCAAAGTATCAACTTCACGCTCTACTTGTTGAACTCTTTGCGCTTGCTCTTGCTTGGCTAATTTGTTCTCTAACTCAACTAATTTCTTTTCAGTAGCATCTAGCTCATACCCATCCTCATTTGTTTGAGGCTGGTCAAACGTATCTACATTAAAAGAACGAGCTAAAGTTTGCAGTGTCCCCGATGGGTCATTTTCCAACGCTGACACAATAGCTTCTGCTTGTTGCAAACGCTCACGCTCAACAGCTATCTCTTGCGTTTTGCGGGTATAATCCGCTTGCCTTTGATAACCATTTTGAAGTTCTTCAAGGGTGACCTGCTGTTCCTCACCATCTATTTTAACGGTGTATCCAGGTTCCTCTGGCACTTCTGTAGAAGTTTCAAGGTTATCCACTGTTTCTGTGGGTTCTGTAGCTTCTGTTTCTTCAGACACAAAGTCCTCCTAGGAGTCTCGATAATAAGTTGTTCCTATAAGTTAATCACAGTGTCCCACTAAAGGGAAGGCAATTCCATACCCATTTGTCCCTGCAACTGAGCTAACAACTCAGGAGGAACCCCACCAGTAGGCGCAAACGCCCCTTGATCTGGTGGAGGAGGCATAGGAGCGCCCCCCATTGGACCTGCTGGCCCACCAGGAACTGGCGTACCATCAGGAGTAGGAGCGCCAGGCGCAGGCATAGGTTGCTGTTGAATCAAGAATTTCTCAGGATTCTTAACATTAAATCCAGATTCCAACACATGAACAGCTATAGCCATAGGGTCTATAACAGTACCAATAAGCGGAGCTACAGCATTCAACAAAGAAACAGCTTGCTGTTTCCTAATTGTTTCATTCATAGGCTGTGTAGAACCAGCTTGCACACTAAAGTCGTATTCTCCTACAATTTCATCTCTAGAATATGGAATCCACATAGTTTCTCCACCACGCAGATTCAATCGAGCTACCTGCTCACCAGTCATGAACTGTTGCATCAACTGTATAACTCGTTTAGCTACATGAGATATAGCAAGTTCAACAATAGCTAGTTTGTCAGAAGACCTAGCATTCTGTGCATCTGCAACAATAGATGCTTCTGTAGCTGTACGCCGTATTTCAGGCATAGCGCCACGAGCATACTCAGATATACCAGAAACAGTATTGATATCCTCAGATATTATGTTTGAATAGTTATATATCTCAGGTGACAAAGGCACTTGAGGCATAGGCATAACTATCTCAGAAAGCGGTTTATTTTCGTCCACAACTGGTACAAGACGGCCATCTTCATCTGATTCCAACGCCTCACGACCTTCAGGCCCAAAAGACCTTTCGTGGTACAAGTACTTTCTCGCATATCGTTTCCTATCATTCATTAACTGGCTACGAGTCTTATCTAACTCTAGTTGTAAAGATTCTATAGATTCTAAATCACCCATTGGGTAGAAATGATCTGGAACTTCATAGTTCCGTAGCATTACAAAAGGTTGACCATAAGCGTATGGCATGGCTATTGGGTCTACAAGGAACTCGTCACCATCTTCTGCGTACACAGATATGGTGTTGTCCATAATGTTGTAGTATTCCCAAATCACAACACGTTCTTCAACGTATTGTGATTTCTCTTCCTCGTAACTTTCATCACCATATGTGTTATACATTGATGAAGCAGCAAGACGTTTGCGAGCTGATGCCTTGTAACGTTTATCTTCTTTAGCCATATCCAATGGTCTAATAATTCTTTGAGCTATCCACTTAGCGTCTTCCATACAAGTAGCTTGTGGGTCTACATACACATCAAAAGGACTAATTCTTTCTACAAACGGTTGATCTTCAACAACACGCATTACAGTTTCAGGAATACTAGCAACTATGTCATCATCAGTAGGCAACTCACCAGCCATCATTGGATTCTCAGAAGCATACACAGCGCTTTCAACCATTGCTTGGTCGATCATACCGTCACGTTCTGTATCTGTAACGGTTTGTTCTTGCTCTACAAACTTCCAACCAACCTTTACCCAACCATGACCAAATATTAAAAAGTCTTTAACTGCACGCCTGAACGGTGACCTAAAGTCATGGTGTTTCCACAAATAGTTAACTATTGCTTCAACAAATACAGCTTTTTCTCTGTTCTCAGGATTATTAGCTTGAACAACTACTTTAGGATAGTTAACAGCTACGGAAGGTGCTATAACGTTGATAGTTGAAAAAGCTAGATTAACAGCTATTAAATCCTGGTTGTTTAACGTAGTAGAAGGCCAATGTTTACCTCGATACAGGTCATTAAGCCGTCTCCAAGTCTTGTCGTAATTCTCAGAATCACGCCATTGTATACACTTGTCTACTTTTTCTTGGTATTCACTAAGAATAGTTTGACGACTTTTCTTTGGCATTAAACCCTCGCTATGTTTCTGCCTTGCGCTTTAGCTTCCGCCACTACTTTCTGTTCCAACTGACGATTAGTCAAATCTTGTTCGTCAGGAGCTAATGCAACTGATTTCCAGCCACGTTTCATATCAAAAGTAATGCCGTGTAACTTCAAACGGCGTTGATACAGTTCCTTCAGTTCTTCTTCAGGGACTTCGCCACGCAGATCAGTAACGTATTCTACAAATTCCTCGTAGCTTGCCCCTCTGGGCAAGACAGCCATTAACCAGCGTCTGAACCAGAGTAATTTGGTTGATGATGTGCAGGTTCAACCTTGCCTGTCATACCGTGTTGGTTCTCAGGGGTTTGACGTACTGAAATAGCGCCTTCATCAGATGTCTGATTAGCGTATTCAGGACTTTCAAACCGTTGATCTGGACTGTTAGGTCCACCTGGTGACCAAATAGGGTTAGCCACAACACTGGAACCACGTTCCATGCGGTTGTTTTGGCCTTTAGCCCCATCTACTGTTTCTGACGCACTTGTGTGCGATACAAATTTTCTTGCCATTAAAGCACCTTCCATGTATACATATGCTCTATAAGATAATTAAAGTGTCCCACGAACACTATTGCGACCTATCTGAAAGGGATTCCCTTTAGGCGTATCATCACCCAAACGAGCAAACCAATCAACAGTCCAATAATCGTCCACTTGCGGAGCATATTCTGGTTCATACGCATATTTCCTCATTTGATTAGCCAACGCAAGAGCCATAACACGGTCATCATAAGGAGAACCAGACATACTACCCCGATCATTCCTCGTAAACGTGCGTAACTCCGCTATTGTATTCTTGTCATTAATTTGTAACTCATAATTACGCAAAGCAGCGCTCAAATCATCAATCATTAACGGTTTAGACGTTCTAGTTGTCTTCCAACCATACTCTTGTCCTACCCTATTGCTAACATTATTTAACTGCCTGCGTCTAAACAGATTAGGATACCCCAAATGTCGTAGCTCAGTAATCGTAGTCAAACCATGATTGTTA